TAGAAAAATGCGTTATTATTTGAAAAAAATGGGGAGGTAAGATTATTGGAAGAAATATGTAAGCATATTAAATCAATGAGGGATACTGGTGATATGTATTACCTAGGAGCAAGAATACTGGAAGAAAAACGTAAGGCTATGGTTGTGGAAAGAAAAGTAGCAATTGAATTTGCAATAACGCAACCATTGGTAACTGTATCCGCGGTTGCTTGTGAAATATATTTAAAAATGCTTATTACTAATAAACTAGGAAAATTGCCACCAAAAGGTCACAAATTAAAAAAATTATACGAACAATTAACTGAAGAACAAAAGAAACATATTGAAGATGAATTCAATAAATGGATTGAAGATAGAAGTGATTTCGAAACAGAGATTGCTCAGATTGATAATAGTTTTTTAGAATGGAGATACTTGTACGAGAAAGGCTGGATTGAAGATACTAGCATAACACATATAAGAATAGGATCCATAGTAAAATTGATGGAAATTTTACATGATATGTGTCATTCATTGAAATTAGAATAACAGGAGGTGAGTCTGATGCGGAAAGTTGATGGCTCATTTTAAAATTACAAAACAAAAAGAGCCGGGTAGCTAGTCCGACTCTTTTCTTGCTTTCCTGTTATTTATGTAAAAATGTAAAACACAACGTAGGTCAGCATGACGCAAACATAGCTGAATACTGTTGCATTACACTTGGAAAGGAATTCGTGCATCTTTTTAAAAAAAGGGATTCCAAGAGTTCCAAGTACAAACAGGAAAAATTGCGCGTTAGCCATCATCTCATATAAATTTTTCATAGCGCCTTTCTCCTTTCATGGTTTTAGGGGCTTACATCGTAGCAACGAATGCCCGAAAGACGTATAAAAAAGTTAAGATATGGCTTCTATGGAGAAAAAACAAGACGCCAAGATGAGATGATGGCTATTACCGTGCTTTAAATAAATTCCTTAATTTTTCCACAGTAGTGTACCTCCTTTGTTTTTTCCCTATATCGGCTTACTTAACCGACACTTTAATAATACTGTAAAGAAATATAAAAATCAAGAATTGTCGCATACGTGACATAAAAAATAAGAGAAGGTGAGTTTGAGTGACAAAAAAACAGAAGCGATTTGTAGAAGAATACCTGATTGATCTGAATGCCACTCAGGCAGCAATCCGATCAGGCTATTCGCCAGATACAGCTGGCAGTATAGGTGGAGAGAACCTGAAAAAACCTGAAATTTCTGCAACTATAGCAAAAGCAATGGCTGAGAGATCCAAAAGAACCGGTATCAGCCAGGATCGAGTTATCCAAGAGCTGGCACGAATAGCATTTGTAAATCCACAAAACGTAATAGATTCAGAAGATGCCTCAGTAAGAGAGGATGCGACAGAGGATGATCTGGCGTGTATCCAGTCCGTAAAGGTCAAAACAATGGACGGAGCAAAGGGAAAGTCAGTGGAAAGAGAAGTCAGGCTGAATGACAAGATGAAAGCTCTTGAATTGCTTGGAAAGCATCTTGGAATGTTTAAAGACAAGTTAGAAGTGGATGCTGATATGGACCTGAACATTACAATCGATTACGGTGAGGATGATACCGGATGAAAATAAAGGTAGAAGCAAATGCCGGTTTCAAAGAGGTTGATCGCAGTAAAAAACGCTACATCGTGATGAAAGGTTCTGCCGGATCCGGAAAGAGCATGGACACGGCACAGAATTATATTATTCGTTTGATGAATGATCCCGGACGTAATCTTTTGTGCGTCCGAAAAGCAGATGTAACGAATAGAGATAGCACTTTTGCAGAATTGCAGAGTGCTATTTTTCGTATGTTCGGAGAAAGCTATAAGAAGTATTGGTACATCAATACTTCAAATATGCTCCTGGAATGTAAGAACAATCATAACCAGATCATTTTTCGTGGGGTAAATGATGAGAAGCAACGTGAGAAACTTAAGTCAATTACATTTAAGCGCGGGAAGCTTACCGATGTTTGGGTAGAGGAAGCCACAGAGATTACACAGTCAGATTTTGAAATCATCGATGACCGACTTCGAGGTATATTGCCGAAGGGATTATTCTACCAGATCAGGTTAACATTCAATCCGGTGTCATCACATCACTGGATCAAGAAAGTGTTCTTTGATCGTGTTGATCCGGATGTATTGACGCATCAGTCAACCTACGAGAACAACCGGTTCATTGATGAAGCGTATCACAGACGTATGCTCCGGCGTAAGGAAGTAGATCCGGAAGGTTATCGGGTGTATGGTCTGGGAGAATGGGGAGAGGTTGCCGGTCTTATCCTTAAGAATTATGTCATAGAGGAATTTGACCAGAATCCGGAGAACTATGATTACATTGTGAACTCACAGGACTTTGGATTTAATCATGCCAACTGTATCGGCGAGGTAGGCTTCAAGGATGGAGATCTGTATCTCTTCCAGGAACTGTATGTGTATGAGATGGACACAGAGGAGATCATTAAGCTTGCCGCCGGAAGATTCAACAAAAAACTAAGGATGTGGTGCGATTCTGCGGAGCCGGACCGTATCAAGATGTGGCAGAAAGCCGGATACAGGGCAAAAGGAGTCAATAAAGAGACAAACAGTGTTCATGCTCAGATAGACTATTTGAAGCAACACAGGATTCACATACATCCGTCCTGTGTGAATACCATAAAGGAAATACAACAATGGAAGTGGAAGAAAGATGAGCGTACCAACACTTATCTGGAAGAACCAGTTCCATTTTTTGATGATGCAATGGCTATGCTGCGTTATTCCATTGAGGAAGAGCGTAAAGCTAAGCCGAAACTAAATAGAAGCCTGAAAGGAGGACTGTAAAGTGTTATTTCGATTACCGTCAGAAGAAGAACTGACAGATAAAAAACTGAATGAATTCATAGCAAAGCATGATGCAGAGTGTGCCTTTCGGTTTAAACGTTTGAAAGATGCATACGAAACAGACTACCAGATTTTCCACCAGAAACCAAAGCCGAATTATAAACCGGACAATCGTATTGCTGTGAACTTTGCAAAGTATACGGTAGATACATTCAACGGATTCTTTATCGGAAACCCAATTAAAATATCTGTGGATGATGACGCTACAGATAATATCAAAAAATATGTGGAGCTCCTGGATCAGTATAATGATCAGGACGATAATAATGCGGAGCTGTCGAAGATCTGTTGCATTTACGGCAAAGGATACGAGATGTATTACGTAGATGAGCTGGGGAACATCGGGATTACATATCTGACACCGTTCGATGCTTTTATGATCTATGATGATTCGGTGCTGTGCAGAGAACGGTATTTCGTTAGACTGTACATAGATTCGAATGATGTACTGCATGGGAGCGTATCAGATGCGGAGAAGATACGTTGGTTTACCCAGAAGGGAAAGCTTGTCTGGGAGGAAGAGGAAAAGATACATGGATTTGACGGAGTGCCAGCTACAGAGTATGTGGAGAACAAGGAACGCACATGCATCTTTGAACCAGCAATCTCGATGATTGATGCTTATAACAAAGCAATCAGTGAAAAAGCGAATGACGTAGATTATTTTGCAGACGCATACATGAAAGTACTTGGAAGTAAATTGGAAGATGAAGATTTGGAGCATATTCGCGATAACAGAATCATTAATCTGGAAGGAGATGCCGATACTGTTATAGTTGACTTCCTGCAGAAACCAAACGGAGATACCACACAGGAGAACTTGATTGATCGCTTGGAGAAATTGATATTCCAGATCAGCATGGTTGCTAATATCTCAGATGAGAACTTTGGTACAAGCTCGGGCATCGCCATGAAGTACAAGCTGCAGGGAATGAGCAATCTGGCAAAGACGAAGGAGAGAAAGTTTACGTCCGGAATGAATCGACGGTACAAGCTGATCTTTTCGAATCCTGTATCAGGAATGAAAGAAGATGACTGGGTGAAACTGCATTACCATTTCACACCAAATATTCCATCGAATGTACTGGAAGAGAGTCAGATTGCCGGTAACTTGGATGGAATCGTATCACAAGAAACACAGCTTGGCGTACTGTCTGTAGTGGATAATGTGCAGGGAGAAATTGATCGAATACAACAGGAAGAAAATCAAAAAGCAGAGTACATGGTGCTTGGAAGAAATGAAAACTCTATATTGGAAATGATAACCATCATAAAAGAATATGCGGAAAGAAATGGAGAGGAATCGGTCGATGTTTTCAATAAAATACTTGGAGAAGGCGTAAATGGCAATGAAGAGTAGTGAGTATTGGAAGAAACGAGAGGCTGAAAACGCCATGAAAAACCAAATCTCGGAGGTGCAGTACAAGAAAAATATTGAAGAGATCTATGCCGATATGATGGACGAGATCAACAAAGAAATCAACGGATTCTATACCAAATATGCTGCTAAAGAAGGCATTACGATGGCTGAGGCAAAGAAGAGAGTAAGCAAGCTGGATATTGCAGCATATGAACGGAAGGCAAAGAAATATGTTGAAACAAAAGATTTTTCCGATCGGGCAAATGAAGAGATGAGGATCTATAATCTGACCATGAAGGTGAACCGGTTGGAACTCCTGAAGGCAAATATCGGTCTTGAGATGGTATCAGGATTTGATGAGATGCAGAAATATTTCGATAAGAAACTGACCGACAGAACACTGAAAGAGTTCCAGAGACAAGCCGGTATCCTTGGCAAGTCCGTTCTTAAGAATGAAAAATACGCTCATGCAATTGTGAATGCATCGTTTAAGAATGCGACATATTCGGATCGTATTTGGATGTATCAGGGAATGCTCAAAGCAGAGCTGGAAGGATTACTTGCATCAGGACTGATCAGAGGACAGAATCCGAAGAAACTTGCAAAGCATCTGGAAAAGAGATTCGGTGTCAGTGCTTATAATGCGCAGAGGCTCATGACGACAGAGCTTGCAAGGGTACAGACAGAGGCTCAGAAGCAGTCTTTTATCCGGAATGGCTTTGATGAGTATGAATATATTGCCTGTGGCAATAACGATGTGTGTTCGGTGTGCAAAGCACTTGATGGGAAGCATTTTAAGGTAGATGATATGATGCCTGGAGAGAATGCTCCACCAATGCACCCGAACTGCCATTGTAGCATAGCAGCATATATGGATAATGAGGCTTATGAGGAGTGGATAAACAGTTATCAGGAACATGGATTGAATTTCGAAGATTGGAAGGCTTCAAGGGAAAGCGAAGAAAGTAAAAAGAAATATAAATATACTGATACAGTTGTGAAGAAATCACTTCTTACGTCTTCGGAGTACCGAAAGAAATTCAATCAGGTATCCGGCAATTCAAAGGTGAATCGTAGAGCATGGAACATTTCCAAGGATATGCTAAGTCATAGATCTGGTACAAAGTTTGAAGATTTGGCATTTATTAATGTAGTCAATGGGAAATATGCAGTAAACAAAGACTATGATGTAGAGAGCAAGGCAAATATGAATAAACAAATGAAGCAGTTGCTGGAAGAATCGGAGCCAGAAACGATTATCGCAATACATAACCATCCAGGTAGCAGTGTGCCGAGTCTTGCGGATTTGATGACTTGTGTGAAACGAGGGTACAATTTTGGACTGGTAGCTTGTCATGACGGCAAGGTGTACAAATATTGGGTAGATAAAGCAAAGTTTAATCCAGCTATTGCAAATGCAGTTCTTGATAAATTGGAAATCGAAGGATATAATTACGATATAGAAAAGATGTTCGCAGATGCAGGTGTGATAATGGAGGTGCTGTAAAGTGAAAGATAAAAAATACGATGAGATATGTCAAAAACTTGGATTTGAGCCGAGAAACTATAAATTCCCCAATTTTGATACGGAAGACGATTCGTGGGAAAGCCCTTTTAAAATATTAACAGTTGATGAAATCGACTACTTGTACAAAAATGGATATTTGAATCAGAAATAAGTGTAAATTACTTCAAGAGTAAGGAAGTGAGATAAATGGCTCAAAATGATTATTTTGTGATTGTATACCGAGTTTTAAAGTACCTTTACGATTGCCTGAAAAAGGGCGAAAAACCAGAAGCTGAGTATTTAGTTGCATCGACGTATAATATTCCAGAAAATTATTGGATATACATTCTTTTAAGCTTGATTAACGAAGAGTATATTAAAGGGATTAGGGTTAATCATACAAAAGACGGAGTAATTTTTGGTGATTTGCAAGAAGCTATTATCACTCCAAAGGGAATAGAGTATTTATTTGAAAATTCATTGATTGAGAAAGCCAAGAAAACATTGAAAGATGTAAAAGATATGATACCGTTTATTTAGAAAAGCCACTGATCATAATGATTGGTGGTATTTTTATACTCATTTTAGCACAAGGAGGTGACAGGATTGCAAGATATGAATGTTAGTATTATGGGGACATGTTACGATATTCGTTTTGTAGACGAGTATCCGGAGCGATTGAAAAGTGTGGGAGAATATACAGATGGTTTGTTTAATCGATGTAATAGAGAAATTTATATTCTGAAAAACAAGGATAAAGATTTCACGGATGAAGGAAGAAAACGACATATGAACCGTGTGCTGAGACATGAAATTATACATGCATATTTGGAAGAGAGCGGCTTATCTGCAAGCTCGAATATGATATCCGCTTGGGCGCAAAATGAAGAAATGGTGGATTGGTTAGCAATTCAATCATCGAACATCTTTGCCACATTTCAGGAGGTGGGATGTCTTGATTGAAGTAACTGTCCGCAAGGATGAAATAAAGATATCCGGACATGCAAATTATGCTGTTTCCGGATCAGATATCGTATGTGCCGGGGTTACAGCACTCGCACAGACACTGATCAAGTCTATAAAGGACCTGACAGACGATAAAATTGAATATGAGATATCTCCCGGAAGGGTGGATATAAAGTATGGGAATCTATCAGAAAAGTCGAAAACTCTGGTGGATTCCTTTTTCATTGGTATCTGCATGATTGCCGATGAGTTTCCGGAGTATATCCGGATCATGTAACTGATGTGACCGGGATGTCGTTAAACTACACATTCAAGATGCAACGACCTGGGCTTAAATGAATGGGGCGGGGCGGAAAGGATAGATAAGATGAAACACATGAATAATCACTGGAGAATTCCAATGAGTAACCTGCAGTTATTTACAGAGCCTGGAGGAGACGGCGGTGGATCCGGAGAAGGAGACGGTGCTGGAACTGGAGGAGATCCTGGAAGTAACAGCAACACAACAATGTCATTTGATGATTTCCTGAAGCTGGAAGGCAATCAGTCTGAGTTCGACCGGCGTGTCCAGAAAGCTATCGATACGGCTGTGACAAATGCACAGACCAAATGGAAGACACTGACGGATGATAAGGTATCAGAAGCAGAAAAGCTTGCTCAGATGACCAACGAGGAAAAAGCAAACTACAGGGCGAAGAAAGCGGAGGATGCTCTAAAAGAAATGCAGCGCCAGAATGCCAGATCCGACATGGCGAAAGAAGCTCGCAAGATGCTGGCAGATGAGGATATCAACATTCCAGATGAACTGGTTATGAATCTTGTAGCAGAAGATGCAGATGGAACCAAGGCAGCAGTAGAAGCTTTTTCAACCATGTACAAGGAAGCGGTACAGAATGCAGTGAAAGATGCTTTAAAAGGGAAACCTCCAAAAGCAGGCAATGGTGGAGATAAACCATCGATGACAAAGGATCAGATCTTAGCAGTGAAGAATCCGTCAGAAAGACAGAAGCTGATCGCTGAGAACATCACATTATTTCAGTAAGAAAGGAAGTATGAAACATGCACGATATTAGAAGATTAGGTCTGCAGGTATTTGCAGCACCGAATAACCTGACAGGAGAAGTGCAGGTCCAGGTAAAAGCCAGAGAGATTGACTTTGTCACATCATTTGGTAAGAACCTGAAGGCACTGTTAGATATTCTGGGAATTAGCAGAATGATCAGGAAGGAAAACAATTCGGTATTAAAGACCAAAACGGTAAAAGGTGAACTGCAGTCAGGAGATGTTGGAGAAGGCGAAGAAATCCCGATGTCCAGATACACAGTAGAAGAAAAGCCTTTTGATACGATCAAGATTGAAAAATATCGTAAAGGCGTATCTCTTGAAGCCATTTCGGAAAAAGGTTATGAGGCGGCAGTACAGGATACGGATGATGAGTTCAAGTCCGATCTGCGGAATGTAGTGACTGATAAATTCTACGCACAGTTAAAAGCCGGATCTCTTACAGGACACGAAACAACTTGGCAGATGGCTGTTGCAATGGCGATCGGAAAGGTTGTGGCTAAGTTCCAGAAGATGAAGAGAACGGCAACCGGAGTAGCTGTTTGGGTAAACACTCTGGATGTGTACAAGTATCTCGGTGCAGCAGATATTACACTGCAGACTGCATTCGGATTCAAGTATCTGACAAATTTCCTCGGAGCGGATGTTGTATTTGTTACTTCTGAGGTTCCGCAGAATGTGGTAGTTGCTACTCCACTCAACAACATGATTGCATATTATGTTGATCCGGGAGATTCCGAATTTGCAAAAGCAGGGCTGCCGTTCACCACAGATTCCGAGACAGGTTTTATCGGATTCCATACAGAAGGAACATATAGCCGTATGATTTCCGATAACTACGCAATCATGGGCTTGCGTCTGTTCTGCGAGTATTTGGACGCAATTGCTTACATCTCAGTAGGCGAGTCTGATACACAGACACTCGGAACTCTGAAGGTAACATCAGAAGCAGGAACTGAGGGTGGCAAAACAAAAATCACTGTAGATGAGCAGTTAATGTCAATGAGAAACTGCTGGAAGTACAAAGATGCTGCAGCTGCAACTTCAGTAACTTACGGCATGGATGTTAAGAACTGGTCTAAGTGGGACGGCGAATCAGAGATTACTTCAACGGCAGGGCATCACATCACCTTAGTTGAGTGTGATCAGAACTACAAAGCTGTTCGTTCCGGTGATGTGACTGTAACGGTTAATCCGGGAGCATAGGAGGCAAGGAAGTATGTATAAGGTAATCAAGCATTTTATTGATCTCCATGATAACGATCATTCCTATAACGAGGGAGATATCTTCCCTCGTGAAGGAGTAGATGTCAGCAAAGAAAGAATCGAGGAGCTGGCCAGCAGTAACAATAAACAGCACACGCCGCTGATTGAACTGGTAGAAGAGGATCAGGATAATGTGACCGATACAGATGTCGATGAAAAACCACCAGAAGCCGGAAAGAAGGAACCGGCAGAATAGGAGGATCGTATGATTGAAGATCTGAAAGCCTTGTTGGGACTGCCGGAAGAAATAGACGGAGCCTTGGAAAATAAATTACTGCTGATTTTAAAGGCCACCAAGCAAAGACTGCGCTTTCTTCTCGGGGGATTGGAACCTCCGGAAGAGATGAATTATATCATCCTGGATGTGTCAATCATACGGTTCAACAGAATCGGTTCGGAAGGGCTTTCCTCTCACAGTGTTGAGGGAGAAAGTCTTTCTTGGTCGGAGAATGATTTTGCGGGATATATGGATGATATCCGGGCATATCTGGATGATCAGAAAGAATCAAAGAAAGGTAAGGTGAGATTCCTATGAGATATGACACACCTATATACTTCCAGAAACTCACCCCTGGAGAGTATGATCCGGCTACCGGTAATTACGGGGAAGATGCGATATCGGAAGATATGAAGTCTGCCTCAGTCATGGATACCGGTACGAATACGATGATGCTTGTCTATTCCGGGATTAAGGAAGGCAGCCTTACCATTCACCTGCAGAATCATTATGACCGGCCATTTGACAGGATTCGCGTAGGGAATAAAACATATGGTGTAGATTTCAGCAGGAAGCTTCGGACGAAGCAGGTATATGTTGTGTCGGAGGTGGTGTGATGGGAGTAAAGCTGATTGGCTTTGAAAAGTTGGAGGCTAAATTGACTAAAAACATGGATCTGTCTGCTGTTAAAACAGTAGTTAAGAAAAATGGAGCAGAAATGCAGAAAAAAGCTATGAAAGAAGCTCCTGTGCTCACCCATCATTTACAAAAGTCAATTATGTTGGAAATTACAGATGGTGGCATGACTGCCGAGGTTGAATCAACAGCAGAATATGCTGGTTATCAGGAATATGGAACAAGATTCATGAAAGGAAAGCCACATATACGTCCGGCATTTGATGAGCAGAAAGGTAAATTCAAGTCGGATTTAGGAAAACTTGTGAGGTGATAAGATGGATCCGCAGCAGGAATTGTTCAGTACTGTTTTGATGGCATTGAAAGAAAAATATAAGGATACGGGAGTTGGTGTGTATGATACAGTTTTACCACCGAAAGACACACCGTATCCTTTTGTTTACCTGGCGGATTGCTCCGAGAGTGACCAGGCTACAAAAAATGAGATTATCGGCGAGACTAATCTAACGTTGAAAGTCTGGCATGATAATATACGGCAGAGAGGAACGGTATCTGGTATCTTAGCAGATATCAAAAACATCTGCAGGTCTATCGAACATACAGCACACTATGCCTGGAATATGCAGAGACCAACACAAAGAATTACGCCGGATAATACAACGAAACAGCCGCTTCTTATGGGAATTTTGGAAGTGGGATATAAATTTAGTTAGGAGATGACAATAGTGAAGAACAGAAAATTATATGGACTGCAGTTATTTGCAGAAGCAGTAGCAGGCAAAAAGATCGTATATCTGTACCGTATCCTGAGTACAAAGAAAGATCATGATGCAACAGCACTTGCGTTCACAACAGAGAATGAACGTACAAAGTCGAAGGACGCTGATTCGACAGTGACAAAAGACGGCACAGTACGTACACCGGGGGCAGCAGAAGGAGAAATCACAGCATCAAGCCTTTTGAAAAAAGGAGATGAGTTCATCGATGAGCTGGAAGCAGCACTCGATGATGATGAAAAGATGGAGATTTGGGAAGTAAACTTAGCAGAGCCGCAGGCGAGCTCGACTGATAAATTTAAGGCAAAATACTTCCAGGGATATCTTACGGAAATTGATAAGACATCCAATGCAGAGGATAATGTTGAGTTATCGCTGACATTTGGACTGGAAGGAAAAGGCGTAGATGGCTATGCAACGGTTACTGCAGAACAGCAGGAAGTAGCAGCATATGTATTTGCAGACACTCAGAAGACAGGAGCTTAAGAGGACGAGAAGATTCGTCCTCTTTTTGATGTGCGACATCGCACAGAAGGGAGATAAAACAATATGATGGAACTTACAATCGACGGAACAGTATATCAGTTTAAATTTGGAATGGGATTCTTAAGAGAAGCAAATAAGCTTACTGTAGTTCCGGTTCAGGGAATGCCGGGAACAACAAAAGAAATAGGAGCAAGGTATCTGATCGCTAGTGTTGTGGTTGACCAGGAACCGAATGCACTGGTAGATCTGTTAGATTTGGCAAATAAGGGAGAAAATCCAAGAGTAACAAAGGCAATGTTAGATTCTTACATTGATTCGGAAGAGGTAGACATCGATGAACTCATGGAGAAAACAAAAGATTTTTTATCGAAAGCAAATGCTACCAAGAAAGCAGTGAAAGAGATCTTGAAAGAGTACGAAGAACAGATGGCGAAGAAGAAGGCTCAGGAGCTGTAGAAGAAGACCTATATAAGACCGTAGCAAGGAATTGCTTCCGGTATTTTGGCTTCACGTCATTTAAACAGGTGGATCAGCTGACATTGGCGGAATATGAACTTATGATGGAGGCTTTAGAGCTTCGGATGCTTGACGAGAGTTTACATGAACATCGTCAGGCATTTTTGAATTTTGCGGTAAAGGCAGAAAAGAAAGCCGGCAAAGGCAAGACCAAACCAGTTTACAAGAGATTCCGGCAGTTCTTTGATTTTGATAAAGAACTGAGAAAGATGAAGAATCGAAGGAAACCATCCAGATTTACTGGAATAACCAAACTGCTGGATAGAGAGGAGTGAGAGGATGGCAGAGTCGTATAGTGTAAAAGCAATATTATCAGCGCAGGACAAAAACTTTTCATCCGTTATGAAATCATGCCAGGGATATGCAAATAATCTGAAAACCACTCTCACCGGCGGGCTTGGATTCGGTGCAATGGCTGCAATCGGTGGAAAGGCGATGTCGCTGGTGACAAATTCAGTCGGTGATTTGTCGAAAGAGACAATAGAAACATCGGATTCCATGCATAAGTTACAGGCAGCTATGAGGTTTTCCGGGTCTTCCGAAGCGGAAATACAGAGAATAGCCGGAGCAACAGGTACATTAAAAACATATGCGGATAAAACAGTATTCTATATGCAGGATGTTACAAGTACATTTGGCTCACTTTCGGCGAATGGAATCAAAGACGCAGACAAGTTGACGGAAGCGGTCGGTAATGCAGTTGCTGTAAAGGAATATTCCTCGGTAGGACTTGCGTTCTCACAAGCAATGGCGGCAGGGGCATTACATGCGCAGGATTGGAACCAGATCATTAATGCCAGTCCGCAGCTTGCTGGAGGCTTACGGAAAGAGCTGATTAAGCTGAATCCAACATTAGGGAACGACTTCAAAGGAGCAATGGAAAAGGGTGCAATTACCGCAGACATGCTCGGGCAGGCTATCAATAACATTGGTATGACTGACATGGCGAAAGAAGCAGCCACATCCGTAACAACATTTGAAGGCGCTATGGGTAACTTGGAAGCATCTGCAGTAAGCGGAATGATGAAGCTTTATGATACTTTCGCAAAGCCTAAAGTGATTGATGCAATCAATGGGATGACCGGTAAGGTGGAGGCAGGATTTGACAAATTGTCCGTTGGAATTCCAAAAGCAATCGAACTTATATCTCCATACTGGAACGTGCTGAAAACAGATGCAAAAGAGGTAGGGACAGCCTTTGGAGAGGCAGCTGGTGCGATTATTGACGAAGTACAGGGACTTACCGGAGCATTTGGAAAAAAGGAAAGTGTGGATAATTTCTCTGAAAGCATGGGAACAGCAACAGGTGCATTAACCACATTTGCAGATTTTTTAAAAGATCATGATAAAGAAGTGGCAAAAGCGATTACATTGTTACCGAAATTATATGTTGCTTTTAAAGGCTTTAAAATAGTCAGTGCAATCGCCCCTGGTGTTAAAACTTTTGCGGGCGCAATTGTAAGCATGACAGGAAAAGGAATAGCGACACTGGCGGGTAAGTTATTTGGTGTAGCAGCGGGTGAAAAAGCGGTAGGCACTGCAAGTAAAGAATCATCAGGAACTATCGTAGAGTCAGCAAAAGCATTTGTAGCGATTGGAGCGGGAGTAGCATTGATAGCGGCAGGATTTTCCATTTTGGCATATTCAGCCGTGCAAATCGCACAAGCTGGACCACTGGCAGCAGGAGTACTGATCGGCATGACGGTTGCAGTGGCAGGCTTAATGGTTGTTGCCAAAAATGTGGCGCCGGCTATGACGGCCGGAGCAACCGGATTCGTTGCCTTTGGCGCAGCTGTCCTGATTGCGGCAGCGGGGATTGCTGTATTATCACTGGCGGCTGTTAATCTGGCGAATGCGGGACCGCTTGCTATAGGCTGTATGGTTGGTATGGTTGCGGCAATTGCCGGACTTGCCCTTGGCGCAGCAGCACTAGGACCGGCATTGACAGCCGGAGCAGTAGGTCTCGTTGCCTTTGGTGTAGCTATCTTACTGGTTTCAACCGGAGCACTGCTGGCGAGTGTTGGGCTTGCCATAGTAGCAGGTGTGCTTCCGACCATTGTGCAATATGGAATTCAGGGAGCGGCTTGCATCGCAACCCTCGGAGCAGGCATGATCGTATTTGGCGCTGGGGCTGCAGTAGCCGGAGCGGGATGCATTGTCCTTGGTGCCGGACTTGTAGTGGTAGGTGCCGGACTTACGGTGGTTGGCGCAGCTGTCCTGATTGCGGCAGCGGGTGTATTGCTTCTGGCAGCGGGAACACTGGCCCTTGGCGCCGGTCTTACGGTAGCTGGGGCAGGACTCCTATTGATGGGAGCTGCATTCCCTGCTGTATCATCTGGAGCTTTAGCAACGATAGGAGTACTGACAGCCTTAACAGCATTATCATTAGGTCTTGCGGCCGGAATGGGAGCATCGGCTGTTGTAGTGGTAGCATTTGGAGCTGCTATGGCAGGCAGCGCAGTTGGCACCCTTGCAATGGTGGTAGCATTAAAGTCTGTTAATTCAAGTATGAAATCAATAGCCGGCAATGCCAAAAGCGCTCAAAGCTCGCTCACGGGTATGTGTGTCAGTGTAAATGTGGTGAATTCCGGACTGGACGCATTGGGAAGTAGAGCAAAGTCAGCAGTTAATACATTGGTAAGACAATTTTCAAACGCAGAAGGAAAAGCAAGGAGCTCCGGGAATGCTGTTGGAAACAACTTCAATAACGGAGTCCGCAATGGAATGAACCGGGCAGTATCCACAGCAAGATCCATGTCTGCATCCACAGTGTCAGCAATGCGATCAGCTGGATCCGGTTCGTACAGCTGTGGTGTGTATATAGGAGCTGGACTTGCAAATGGTATGGCAAGTCAGGTTGGACATGTAAGATCTGTTGCAGCGCAGTTGGCAGCTGCAGCAGAGGCGGCAATCCGGGCGAAGGCACAGATCCATAGTCCGTCAAAAGTAGCAGATAAGCTTGGCGGCTATTTCGGTGAAGGATGGGTAAATGGAATTTCTGACAGGGTCACAGATGCGAAAAAGGCAGCATGGAAACTGGTAGACATTCCGGATTTAGTTCCTGTTCCGGAAATTGGAGCTGGATTAAGAATCGGCATCGAAGATCTGAATGATGATTATGACTACACCAGAAACGAAACCTATACCATTTACGTCCCTGTTGAAGTAGACGGCAGGCAGGTGGCGAAGGCAACAGCTAAATACACCAAAGAAGAAATTGAACAGCAGCAGAAAAGAGATCTAAGGAAGAAAGGCATGAGATAAGGAGGGCGGATATGTATAAATTTGTGGACACTACAGAGAGACAGGAAGAGCAGATACTGCCTTCCGAGGCTCTTAATTTTAACGGAGTCTATTTTGAAAATGTAATTCCCGGATATCGGACACTGTATGTGTCCGGCCGGGAAATGATCGAAACAGAAATAACAGATCTATCTACAGAGATCATGGACGGATCCAGATATCGGAGAAAACGATATAAGCCAAGAACCATCACTGTGGGGTATCAGCTGATCGCTAAGAGCAATGCAGAATTCCGGAATGCTTACAACAAATTGAATTCACTGTTGGATGTGGCAGAAGCGAAGCTGATCTTCCTGGATGAACCGGATAAGTATTATGTCGGAACAAAGGTAAATGCCGGCGATGTGCCGCATGGCAGAAATGCGATTACTGCAGAAATTGAGTTCTATTGCGCAGATCCGTTTAAATATTCCGTAGAAGAGTACGAGGTTGCACCAACTGCAGATGACGGAACAACATTTGTTGTTGATTATAAAGGGACCTATAAAGCACACCCAACATTCGAAGCGGTGATGGAAAATGGAGAGAACGGATTTATCGGATTCGTTGATCAGGATAAACATATTTTACAGTTTGGAAACATCGAAGAGGAAGATGGGGAGACGTACAAAGAAAATGAGACATTGGTTACGCTTCAGGACTTTTTCAATGCACCGGATGATAAATCTGGAACGGATTTTATGCATCCTTTCTACGGAGCAAAAGGATCCCTCGGAACATCAACATGGTTTAATACCAAGTTCCTCTCTTTGAAGTCTGCAGGGCAACAGGTTGGCCGCGCAAACGGTGGACTCAGAACCATCATTCTTCCGGCGGACTCAACCGGTGATCAGGAAGGGTGTCAGAACTTTTATTCTTATTTCCACATCCTGTTTTATGCCGGATTGATGGGACAGACCGGAGAAATGTGTATTAACTACCTGACAGCGGACGATAAGCTTATTGCCGGTGTGAACTGGTATAAATCGGATATGAGCGGAAATACAGGACATTATGATCTAGTCTGCTACAATCCGAACAAGAAGAGTACCGATCAGCAGGCGGGACGTGTGCTGAAAACGTACACTTATATGGCAAGTCATCTGCGGAAGCAAAATCCGTGGTACTGGAACTGGGGACATTGTGATCTTAGAAAAGAAGGCAGTAAACTTACATTTTTCTATAATGGCAGTTATCCGAGCTTTAGTATTCCGGAAATAGCAGATATGAAATGTGCCAAGATTCAGATTGCGATTAAGCAGAGAGGAACAAGATCAGGGAATAAGTATCTTACATACAACGGGATCAATGCTTTTTATTTTCAGAAGTTACATGTAGAAAAATGGAAAGATGTACCGAATAAATTTGTGCAGGACTGCAGTTTGATTGCAAATTGTTCAGATGGATCAATTCGGATGAATGGTCTGCCAAAGCCGGATCTGGGAGCTCTTGGAAATGACTGGGAAACATTTTGCTTGAAGCCGGGAGTTAATCAGGTTCAATGCTTGTGCTCCAGCTGGGCGAAGAAACCGACGTTTAAAATGAAGTACAGGGAGGTGTTCTTGTGATCATATATTTTGCTGACAGGGCAATGAACATTCTTGGATCAGCATCTACCGGACTGCCGAAGGGACTAATAATTACAAATGATAAAAAGACAGAAGAAATATCCGAAGGTGCGGCAATCTTTGAATGCAATTTGGATTACAATTTTGTAAATCCGGATGAGGACGAAGAACAGGAAGTTGATGTGAAGAAGCTTGCTGCAGTCGGAAATTTCATCTTAAAACAGAGTGCGGACAGCAGTGAAGTGGAAGTATATACGATTATTGATTCGACGATAGATCCGATTCAAAGGGATGCATCCATCTATGCTGAAGATGCGGGACTGGATCTGTTAAATGAAGTGGTCGGAAAATATGCTGCAGATAAAGCTTATAACATTGATTATTATATTAATAAATTTGCATATGATTCCGGATTCGAAATCGGGATCAACGAAGTAAGTAATCTTACAAGAAAGTTATCCTGGGACGGTGAAACTACAGCTACGGAAAGGCTATTGAGCGTAGCTACACAGTTTGATAATGCTGAGATTGAATTCAGCTTCAAAGTCGAGAATATGGCTGTGACTGGAAAATACATCAATGTGTATAAGAAGAGGGGAAATGATTCAGGTGTAACTTTGACCATTGGCAAAGAGGTTAGTGGATTTCGAATCAAGAGTTCTATCGCAGATCTTGCAACAGCATACCGCTGTACCGGCGGAACACCGGAAGGATCAGAAAATCCGATTACATTAAATGGTTATAAGTACGATGATGGAGATTTTTATGTAGAAGGATCCTATGTGAAATCCCGGAAAGCACTGGAAAAGTGGAGCCGGTATCAGATTAAGACAGAAAAGAATAAGAATGATGTTGGGCATATCGTAAAATCCTTTACATACGATACGACATCGAAATCTGAATTGTGCAATCGAGCCGTATCCAGTCTTAAGAAGATCTGTGATGAAGCTGTTACCTATGAGGTAGAGTTGTTATATCTTCCAGATGGGGGGAAGGTAGGGGACACGGTATCCATTGTTGATGATGACGATAATATATATCTTACTGCAAGATTGTTGAAATTAGAGATGTCAGAATCGAACGATACAAAAGAAGCAGAGCTGGGTGATTATGTAAGACAGGAAAGCGGAATTGATGAAAAAGTCAGTGAGCTGGCAGAGCGATTTGAGAAGATCGCTAAGAATCGTAATTTTTATACGTGGACGGCCTTTGCAGATGATGAAAATGGAACGGGAATTTCGGCCAATGCTTACGGAAAAGATTATCTCGGAATCGCTACGAACCGGCTTACGAAAGAAGCTGATCTTTCTGATCCGATGCAGTACACATGGGTAAAGATAAAAGGCGAACAGGGCATTCCGGGAACAGCGGGTAAAGATGGTAAAACAACATATTTCCATATGAAATATTCGGCGGTACCGAACCCGACATCATACAGTGACATGACGGAAACACCAAACAAATATATTGGAACCTATGCAGATTATGAACTGGATGACAGTACAGATCCATCGAAATATACGTGGGGAAAATTCCAGGGCGACAACGGCGAAGATGGTGCAGATGGAATTCCAGGGAAAAATGGAGAGAACGGCGAGACGAGTTATGTGCATTTCGCTTACGCGACCAGTGCGGATGGAAAAACTGGATTTTCGACAACAGATACTGTCGGGAAAACATATATGGGACAGTATGCAGATTTTGAAAAAGCTGATTCTGAAGATCCGACAAAGTATCGGTGGAGTAAATTTCAAGGTCCCCAGGGCCCGCAAGGTGAACAAGGACCACAAGGCTTGCAGGGGTTACAAGGTGAGAAAGGTGAACAGGGTATCCCTGGTCCAACAGGAGAGACAGGTGCCACCGGAGCAACAGGTCCTCAAGGACCGGCTGGTAAAGACGGAACGAATGGGAAGACCAGTTATTTCCATATAAAATATTCCCCAGTAGAGAATCCAACCTCATCTCAGATGTCAGAAGTCCCGAATACTTATATTGGAACCTATGTGGACTATACGGAGCCGGATTCGACAGATCCAAGCAAATATACCTGGTACAGATTCAAAGGCTTACAGGGAGAACAGGGTACGCAGGGAATCCCAGGAACCAATGGTGCAGATGGGAAAACATCATACTTGCACATTAAATACTCCAATGATGGCGGTAAGACATTCACATCAAATTCTGGAGAAACAGTCGGGGATTACATTGGACAGTGTACGGACTTTAATCGGGCGGATCCTACTACGGTGGGAGCTTATACATGGAGTAAGATCAAAGGTGAAACAGGAGCGAAAGGCGAAAAAGGAGATAAGGGAGCCACAGGAGCTACAGGTCCTCAGGGACCTCAGGGAGTGAAAGGTGATACTGGTGCGACCGGCCCACAAGGTGTAAAAGGTAATACAGGACCACAAGGTCCCCAGGGCCCGCAAGGTGTAAAAGGTAATACAGGACCACAAGGTCCACAGGGGCCACAAGGGCAGACAGGGGTAGCTGGTAAAGATGGACAAATGCTCTATGCAATATGCAATACTGCAGCCGGAACCGTAGCGAAAGTTGCAAGTTTGGCGGCTGGTTCACTTTCGTTAAAAGCCGGGGCGACCGTAGCTGTTAAATTTACTTATGCAAATACAGCATCCAGTCCAACACTTAATATTGCCGGTACAGGCGCAAAAGCAATGTATATCCAAGGTGTCCGGGATGTATACTGGACTGATGGAGCAACAGTAACATTCACGTATGATGGAGCAAACTGGAGAGTAGCATCTGAACCGGCATATGCTCCAACCGCTACTATTGGAAATGCTGCTGGATTTAATGTGTTTATAGATGGAACTAGTGTACAGGTGCGTAGAGGTTCGGAAGAACTTGCAATTTTTAAAGGTGATGAAATTCGACTTGGAGAAGGTGCTGATTGCGCAAAGGTATTTATAGGAGATTTGGAAATAGGTGTAGATGGAGCAGAGACGTATCTTAGAAATTCATCTACTAGAATTTCAACGAAGGCATCTCATGAGGGCGGATCAGCATCAGTACCGTCCGTAGTAGTTAATGGTACTGATACGTATGTGAACGGCGAGAGTATGACTGCTTTATTTACAAAGGTAAGTAACAAGGCAAATAAATCCTGGACATTACTAAAGAACCAGACCTCAGCAGGAAACTCCACAATTACAGTCGATGTATCGCAGTATTCAGAGTTCATGATTACTTGCGGACTTGCAAGCAGTACAAATGGAAATTATTACCGAGAACTTGCAAGCACGATCGTACCGGCACAGGTATTAACAAGTCGTTCTGCTGTAGATCACGGGTCCGGTTCACATCAAGCATATTATTCTAGTACATACAATGGTGGGATCTCATATTTGAGTAACAATAAGATTAAAATCTACAACAACGGAGGTATCACAAGGCTATATGCAAGATAACCAGTTGAAAACGAATCTTTCTTGGAAAACTTTTTCTTCTGCTGTATAATGGCGGTGGAAGGAGGAGATAAGTTGAAAAATCAGAAAGACCTTGTAGTCGGAATTGTTTTAATTTGTGCTTTGCCAGGGATAATTATTGGTATAATTATTATGATGATAAAATGTGGTATATTATCACATGTAAGCAGTGATGGAGTGCTTGGATTAGTAGGCGGATTATTTGGAAGTTTAATATCTGGGTTGGTTGCTTTCTACATATTATATATAAATAGAAAAGATGCACAAAAAAGCATTGAAGAGAATAGAAAAGAAACTGAAAAGATTCAGCACAAGAATTATCAACAAACATTGAGTTATATGAAACAGCAAGTAGCTATTCAGCAGTATAAAGTAAACAGGGAAATATGCAATGATACAATGAAATTAGTAGCAGAGCTAATGAAATTGACAGAGGATTGTTATATACACGTTGCTGATAATACATATGGATACTATTTGGAAAAAAATGCAAGAGTAAATGAAATATATGATTTGTTAGAAATGGAATTGTATGGAAAGGATAATGCACCTGAACTGTTACAGAAAATAAGAGAGTATATCCAATCGTTTTGGAAACAAAGGTCTACTCTAAAAACACGGGAAGAAAGACCGGGTCCAATACCTTGATGAACTTTTCGATGATATTC